CAGAACCACAGCCTAATCTAAAGACAAGACCTTTGTTAGCTGCTGTGTCAGTTTGTACTCGGTTAGGGGCGTTGAACTGGTACGTCCATACAACTAACTTAGTATCTGTTGACACATCGTAAGTTGAAGGGAATGACCAGTAGTTACCGCGGAGCTGACCATCGTTTGATGATGTTAAGTTAACAGCGTCGTCAGTCAGTGGTAGATTACCAGCAGCCTTAGCAAAACCCCTCTGGCTAAACTGTCCTTCACCAGCACCAGCAAAGGCTCCGTGCTTATTAGAGGCAGAGTTATAGGCAGTCTTCATACGGTCGACAGCAGTTGGAATTACGAATGTCATACTGTATCCTTAGCTTATCGGTTCATAGACCGGTCAAGTATAAAACCAGAAAGAGCTGAGGTATCAGCGTTAAAGTTTATGTAGAAAGAATCTCTTAGGGAGGACGCAGCGTTTGGAACTAACCTGTAAAAGGTACTACTTGTGTACTCGTACGAGAAGACAGAACCATCAGACGTTGCGCCTATTAGGGTAGGTGTTGTCTTCCAGTTAGCTACGTAGTCTATCCAGTTAAAGAAGGAGCTAGTCGGAATAGGACCAGCATCGACTGTAACACCATCACCTCTTGTAAGAATAAGGTTAGTGCCTTCATATTGAGCTGAACTGATAACGAGTGCTGCAGTATTAACTCCACCACCACCTCCACCTGAGTAGCCAGTTACCCGACCACCTTTAGATGCAGAGATACCAGCTTTACCACGAGTATTACCTACGTCTAGGGTTATACCAGATGTCAACTGTATTGTCAAGTGGTAAAACTCGTCTATCCAGACTTTAGATATTCCAACACCATCTATACCGTCTTGACCGTCCTCACCATTAACGCCTGGGAGGCCCGTAGAGCCACTCTCACCGTCATTGCCTGACATACCCTGCTCACCGGGTCTTCCTTGCTCTCCACGGGTGCCTGCAGCCCCTGTGTGTCCGTCTAAGCCTGACCTACCAGACGTTCCGTCCTTACCGGACTTCCCATTTATACCATCTCGACCGTTTGAGCCATTGAGACCGTTGGTACCCTTTACACCGTCAATACCAGCTGGACCTTGTCTACCTTGGACACCTTGGACACCTTGTGGTCCAACGATGTTACCTAGGTTTAGGTTAAGACCAGACTGCCACTTGCAATGTAAGTAACCACCTACAACAGAGAAGTCAGGGGTTTCTAAGATAGGCGAACGCTTATGGAACTCTTTAAGCTGTTCTTCTACTGTACGTTTTAAGTTGGAGACATCTACTGAGTTAGCAGAAGCCTCCTTTTTAGCAACAGCAATGATAGTAGCTAGGAGTTTAGCATCCATTACTTATTCTCCTCCACCACCTAGGTAGGCTGAGAGGGAAGCTTCTAGGTCACCACCACCTGTGTTACCTGAGAACCCTTGCTCACCCGGAGCTTGAGCACCACCAGCACCGATGTTACCACCTGACTCACCCTCTTGCCCAGTAGGCAAGGATCCAGGCGCACCAGCAGGGGCTTGAGCTGGAGGATTAGCTTCTTGGAACTTCTTAAGTATCTCAGCTTGGATAGCAGCTTCGGACATTGAGTTAGCAACCTTGTTAGGGTCTAAGTCCATTGACTCAGCAATCTCACGAACCAAGTAGTCCATCTTAGCAAATGGAGCAAGTGCTGGGTTCTGTACTACCTGAAGGAACTGCAGCAAGCGTTGGCTGCGTACTTCGTTAGCCATGAGAGAGCTAGTACCTTGAGCTTTAACTTCAAGGTCACCTTTGATCTCTGGGTCATGGTCGAATTGCATGTTAAAGGAGAAGTAGCTTTTACCCATTGGTGACAACAGGTAGTCGTCTACGTTCTTAATCACTGTACGGATAGAGCCGTTAGCAGCTGACAGTAGCATAGAGATACCACTAGCTGTACGACCTACACCACTGACACCTGTTTGACCGTGTGAGAAGCTAGGGAGGCCAGTAGATTCATCAGCTAGTACCCGTGCTTTGTCAAACATCTGCATGTTCTCGTTAGACACGTTAGGGAAGGAGGTACCAAAGATAGATTGACCAGGAGCACCACCTTGACGAGTAAAGACTTTGCCGGGGTGTATCCGAAGATCTTGACCGGGCTTTAGGTTGTTCTCGTCTACTTCAAAGACTAGGTTACCTGACAACGCTGCGTTATCAACAGCCATACGCATAAAGCCGTTCATGAGGGACTGTGTGTCATCCATGTTCTCAGCAAGACCTACACCGAAGAAGGAGTAAGGGTTTACTTCGTAAGGTACAGCATAGTAAGGAATGATCTGTGGAGTGAATGGGTTCATTACAAGACGTAGTACTTGACCGTTGCATACCCATATGTTTACGTTAAGCTCCTGAGCTTTTCTAAGTTCTTTAGGGATGTCTACATCATAGTCTTCGAGGAGTTCACGGTCTACGTAACCCCAGAATTCCAGTACTTCAAAGCGTTCAGTTGCTGTTTCTGTACCATCATCTTCCATAGCCTGCTCCCACCACTTCTTAACGTAGGATTCGCCATAGGTCATAGCTAGATCAATAGAGTTAGTACGGAAGAAGGGACGACGCTTAAGAGCTCTCATCTGTGAACGTGACATCTTGTGTCGCTCAATGGCAAACTCAGACTCATCCATGTTGTTAGCGTCTGGATCAGGGTAGAAGTTCCACACGGAGACTGCACCACACTGTGGCATAGTCCGAGTACGTGGTTTATAGTTACCTTCTTCATCCCAGTGTGGATATTCCTTGTCTACAGCAAAGGGACCCTTCATAACACCTGTACCAAACAAAGCACACTCAAATGCAGCAGTACGGAGCTTCTTAGAGGCACCTGACTCCTCTAATTGGTCATGAATCTTCTTTTCCATCTTCTTAGCTGCGTACATAGCAGGATGGACAGTCATTTCGGTAGCTGTTGTACCTTCACCTTCTTTAAGGGAGTCCATAACTGGCTCTAGCTTAGCTTTAAGAGCACCTAAACGCTCATTAAGCTGCTGTGTAGTCTCTCCAGCCTTCAGTTTGGTCTCTTCTGGGGGTAACTCAGGCTCTTTAGCCTTCTGCATCTCTGGATTAGCCTCAAAAGAGACTGCTTCTGCAATACCTTCGGGTAATGTGGTAGGGTCAATGGTGATTGGGAACTTGTTATTACCAAACAGGACCTCAACTAGCTGCCCATAGGCTGCAAGTACCTTAGTTTTAGTAACCTTGACAAAGATCTGGGACTTTTCGGTGTCAGTAAAGACTACATCAGGTCCGTAGAGGCCCCGATAGTTACGATACGCACGTAGCCAACGATCTTCGTCTCCACGTCTAGACGTTTCAGCCTTACTAAAGCGTTCAACTACAAAGGAGGAGACAGTACCAACAGAAGAATCAGTTGTGTCACCCTCTTGGATGTCGTCTACAAAGGAAGACTCGGCCTGTTCCATGTTGTGGTCGATCTCGGAGGGGTCTGTGTCGAAGTTATCCATGAGTAATCCTTAATAACCGAATGTTTTGTCACTGGCTTGGAAACCTGTGCGGTGTGCGTTGGGGTCGTAGTCCCATATTGAAGAGCGAGGTCTAGTCATGAGACCATAACGTAGTGCATCATAGCCGTGGTCGATTGAACTCTTAGTGTCTACGTCCTCTAGGTTGTTCTTATCAAGAGGAATAGCTGGCATGTCAGTGATAATGTTACGACAAGTGTTAAAGAAGACTAACTGAGGCTCCCCTGTGAACTCGTCTACCTGCAATCTTCGGTGTATCTCGTTCTTACCTGCAATACGAGAACCCTTAGAGCGATCGGATGGACGCCAGCGACAGCCCTTCATAATCATCTGTTCGGCTAGGGAAGGCCCTGTGTCTCCACGTTGGTGCCACAAGGAGCTATCTAGAACTCCGTAGCGAATACCTTCACCCTTCTCTATCTCGTTAATGATATCAGCCAAGTCGGAAGCTGTAGTCTTGTTAATGTAGAGTTCTCGGTAGACTACAATCTGTTCTGCTGGGGAGACAGCTAACCAAAGCACCGCGGTCATAGAACCGTATCCATAGTCACAAGCTCTGAACTTAGCCCAGCTGTGTGGGATAGCATAGGGTGTAACTACATGCTTACTTGGAAGCCACTCAGAGAATGCAGCACCCTCTGATACACTCCAGTCACCTTCTAAAAGCTGCCTACGTTGGTGTGCAGGAAGAGATAGTAAGTTAGCTTCGTACATACCGTCGTTAGCTAGGTACGGGTTGTCGTGTAGGGTAGCTGGTATAAACCTACGTTTAAACATAGGCTTTCCAGCTAGGTTATGTTTTATAGCATAGGCATTGTTAGCCGGCCATACTAGAGTCTCACCAGTGTCTGAGTCTGTAGCCCAGAAGGAGGTGTTGTGTGGGGCAGGATCAATAAACTTCTTCTTAACCCACTGGTGACCCCTACCACCTGGGTTAGTTGTAGCTCTCATGTTTAAGTTTTGACTTAGTTCAGGATCAGCTGAACGTAGACGAGAACGCATGTACTCCCAAGCTTCAGGTGTAGGCCACTGGGTCAACTCATCAAAACCAATCCAGTTAAAAGCCTGACCCTGATAGCGAGTAAGGTCATCCTCTCTGTCTAGGTAGGACATCCACAAGGAGGCACCACTAGGGGCAATCCAAGTCTTGTCTCGTTCCATGAACTTGATGCCGGGAATAGCCTTAGGGTATAGCTGTTTAGAAACACTGATAAGTTCTCTCAACTCCTCTGTACTTCTACGAACAAGTAGCTTGTTAGAAGCAGGATTGTTAAAGTACCTCACAGGGTCTGCAATCATACCAAAGGACTTTCCTCCTCCAGCTGCTCCTCCGTAAAGAACCTCTTGTTCACTTGAAGCTAGGAAGTCTGTCTGTGGACCCTCGTTAGCTTCAAAGATAATATCACGAGCTCTGTCAATGTCGATAGGCGCCGGCTTAGCCTCAGCGTATACTTTACGTATCGTCTCCTTCGGAATCGAGAGTTCTGGTGCCTTTACCACCAAGGCGGTTTTCTTCGAGCTTGCGCGCTTTCTTAGAGGCTTCTTTGTAACGCCTTTCATAGACTCGATAGGTTGAGGCCGCTCGCCTTCTTTTTTCTTCGATGTTGACACGTTTAATAAGTCCTACATGTGAAATGTATCTACCAGACTGTTCAGAGAGCCACCCAGCTACAACCCGAAGGCTGTACTCTGCTAGGTATCTCTTAGCCTGCTCTAGCATCTCTAGTTCAGATGGTATAGGAAGAAGGACGTCTTCGTCCTCTGGGTCTTGCTCGTACCCAAAAGGTATGTGTCTTCCAACACGTACTAAAGGGTAGTACTCTCCGTCTAGTCCTCGCTTAGGTATGAGCCAAGCCTGATTAGTTGGGATTTCCTTAAACTGTGGAGCTTGTTTCCTTGCCATCGTATATCACACACACCTTTGCTTGTCAAGCATTAATCTTGACGCTTAGCTGGAAGAATGAAGATAGGCTCACTAGCTGTGACTTCTACCTTCTCAGTCTTAACAAAACCAGCACGATCCATAATGTCCTTAGCAGCAGCCATACGTTCTTTAGCTCCTAACATGTCAGCACCCTTATCGAGTACACTGAACATAGCGTAGGCAGCTTTAGTGGAGCTCTGTGCTATGAACTTACGAGTAAGCTCTGTAACCTCGTCTGAGAGGGCAGCAGTGATCGAGGAGGTAGCTACGTTAGGAGAGTACCCAGCCAAGTTTTTAGCTTTTGTAGGGTCACCCTCTGCCTCTTCAAAGAGTACATTAAGAAACCTTTGTTGCATTTCAGTAAGTTCACGCTTAGCCATTAGGTACTCCTTGACGGGTTATAGAATTGTTGGCCTGATACAGAAATATCGAGTGTACCCCCTGACTTGAAAGCTAAGACCTGATCACCTGCATGCAGGAACAATCGGCTAGAGCCAAGTGCATTGTAAGTTAGTCCAGTTAAGATAGAGTGACCTCTAACCAGAAAGCTGTACACGGAAGTACTTGCACGGAAGATCTCTACATTAAAGGTGATGGTAGCTCCACCGTTAGCAGCCATGATCATGGTTACTTGTGTTTCATGGTGAGGTGGTACAGTGTACACTAAGGTAGCTGCTGCGTCAGCAGTGGTAGACGCAATGACCTTACTCTCGTAGAAGGTTGTGAAGGCAGGATTAGCCATTACTTATTCCTAACATTTGCTGTCTTCTTAGCTATCTTTTTAGGTTGTGCAACATGCTGTTTACCAGCCTTAGTGCCTTTACGCTTAGCAGCTGAAGTACTGGCGTACTCTTCCTTGGTCAAGGACTCTCGTGCTTTTTTAGGTAAGTACCGTTCTCCGGTAGCTTTCTTACCTTGAGTAGATGGTTTACCAGACTTGGTACCCCACTCCTCCTTAGTCCACTTCTTAAGACTTCTTTGACTTTTTGATAGCGCCATTAGATTTAGCCTTTGCAGTTTTACTTAAGTCCTTGGAGTGGTACAACTTCTTAGCAGTCTTAGACATTGCTGCGCCTGTCATAACAGTTCCGTCTGGATGCTTGTGGGTCTTTCCTTTGTGCAAGGTACCGTCCCGTAGGTAATGATTAACACCTTTCATTACTTGTATCCTCCTC